ATACCACGATCCATCCAAAAGCTTCTAGCAAGTGCCCCATAATACCAAACCTGTTGCTCGTAATTGTAAACTACATATCTATCATTATTGTCGCTGCTTGCAGATGGATAGAACCACCAGACCTCAGAGAAAGCTGTGTTAGTTGCAGCTACAACCTTCTCTCTTTGTGATAAATTAAAATCATCAAATACAAAATCTCTGACAGAACAAGGCAGTCTTTGTACTGTACCACCGTAAACATAAAACTCTTTAAGTCCCATCCAAAACACGTTGTCTTCAACAGCTACCGCCGATAACGGACTCATAGTCGTAATGTTTTCTGACACAAGGTTTACACCAAAGGTAAATGGTGGACCTAAGAACTGCATGGCATACAAGGATTCGTCAGTGTATACCAAAATCTGTTGTCTTGTTTCTACTGCTGCCAAAATCTCTGAACCAGAACCGAGACGCAACTCACCCGCTGTATTGGTAGCGGTGGATGCCCAATCAGTTAAAGATTCTTGAGAGGAGAACCGTATAGCCAAGGGATCTTGAACACCTGGATTAGCCTCTGTATCACAACCAAATGCTATGATGTGTCGGTCACGATCTGATACTAAAATCTGTTTTGCTATGGTCGGTGCGCTAGTTGATCCTGTTAAAGAATCCAAAGACACCGCTCTTGTATTAAAGCCGCCTGTTTTATCCCAATAATATATACCACCGTTACGCACGTTAATAAGTAGGTCTTCACCAAAATTATCGTGGGTCCAAATTCGTAAAGTACTTGTTTCTATGCTAGTGCTAGAGGCACTACCCCATGTTTCGCGTCCCCATGTTCCCGCGCCCCATCCAGTTCCATATACTACTGAATCTAATCCTGCATTAAGTTGATACTGAGCTACACTGGTAAGTCCTCCATCTCCAACGTCCGAGCTATTAGCAACAACTGGCGTTGGAACAAGCTGACCATTAACGGTAATGTCTTGTATTGAAGTATTTGCTAAACGAGCAACAATCGTAAAAATCTGTGAAGAAGGAACAGATGCTATCTCATACTCTTGATTGAGAACATCTGCTGTTATATTGCCCCCCAAACTATCTACACCAGAAAGAGTTACAAAAGATCCCTTCGTTGCGCCATGTGCCTGATTTACAGTTATAGTTATTATAGAAGATCCGTTTGTTGCTGAAAACGTAAGATCGTCAAAAACAGTCACGTTTTGACTAGTAACAGCTACAGGTCTTACTTCTCCTGTTGCCGAAACCCCTGTTAAACTAACGGAGGCATCTAAATTTCCTGAAATAGTAACCTCTCCCACACTCCCTGTAAGAGCGGGTGCAGAAAGACCAAGTATTTCATTTGTAACTGTGTTTGTGCTACCACTTACTAAAACAGAACCTACCGTTGCCGCGCCACTAACCCCTGTTAAACTTGCAATATTATCGTTTTTTGTGATTTCACCAACACTAGTTGAGGCCGATACCCCAACAACACCAACACTTATTGAGGAGTTCAATTCATTAGAAGAGCGAATAGGGGTAATGTCGTTAAACAAACCGCTGTCTTGGTTGATGTAATACTTTGAGGAGGTGCCAATACCTATCAATCGACTATTATCTAAACCAACCCAAGGATGCATAGCTCTTGCTGTGCCTAAATAAGATGTAGGAGTAAACTTTTCCCATCCTCCTATTTTTTCTGGCATACCGAATCGGAAACGAACCTTATCGACATCAAACCAACCGCCCTCATTAGTGTAAGAGGTTGTCTCTCTGTTTACACCTGGACGAAACTGAAGTTTTGTTAGTGGCATTTAGCATCCTATGCGTTAAGTGCGTCCAAATCATTCCAAACACGTTGAGCATGTGCAGCAGCATCAAACGCTGTTGTTGCCTCTGGGTCTTCTTCGGTTGGTGCAGGATCTGTCCAATTGTTTGCTGACGCTTGTGCAGCAAGATATGTTTGTAGATTATCTTTAGAGGTAACCTCTTCAACCGCACCAGATATATCTGCACCATCGTCTGATATTCCTATCATAATCCAATCCTGTGGACTAGCCGCGCCACTATCTGCAACCGCATACATACCCCCAGTTAATTGTGATACACCAAACTTTAACCAAGTGGGAATTGTCCCATTACTCTCTAATCTATATTTTACAACTTTATGAGCCATCTTTATTTTCCTCTAGTTGTGGAGTATTCGTTAATGATGTTCTGTCCATGATATCAAAACCACGACTGTTTGCAAAGTCTATTGGACAATGTGCCCATTTTTCTGCACATGCTTCAAGCCACTGCACCGTGTGATAGTGTTCTGGTGCTTGACCTTTTTTAATAATTTCATTCTCCCACTGCAAATATGAAAACACTTCAGCCTGTGCTTGCGCTGCATTAATCCCTAAATCAAACAAATAGATCATATTACCTTCGTCAATCACACCGTTGCGCGGTCTTGCGCTGTTAAGTGCCTGCTTCATGCAAGTCATAATGTGGTACTTAACTTCTTCTAATTCATAATCTTCTTCGGTAAGCTCATCCTTGCCTATCTTTTTCATTAGATTGTCATACTGATTAGTAAAAAAGTTTAGCTTCCTAACCGCACCCTCTACATACCCGCGAGAGCTTGCCGCCTTTGCTTGCTTTTCATTTATCTTTACCTCAAGCATTTCACGCTCAAGATCATCTGTCTCAGTTTCTAGCTTACGCTCTAGTTTTTTTAACTTTACTTCCTCCTTCTTCATGCGGAAGTAGCCCTCTTGCAAGGCTGCTTTAGTTTTTTCAATCTCAGCCAAGCTATGTTTAATAGAGCGTATTGGTGTAATAGCAGTAACATCGAGTGTGACGCTCATCATCTGCGAGTGCGACTTGTAAAAGTTACTAGATGCCTGTGCAATTGCAGGGGCTTTTTCTGCAATGTTTGCCAACATGGATTTGTACTCAGGCTTTGCTGCGGGAAGCTGAATATTTATATCGGGTGTTATTGACGTAAGTTCTGTTGTCGTATCTTTTGGCATTATGAAAGCCCTCCGTGAGAGTTAGAAGCTCCTGCTCTAAATGCACCTACCGCTAACAAATCACCAAAATCTTGTGAGTTACCCGTGCTCGCTATAGTTACATAACTCATTATGTTTGAAAAAGCGGAACCATCAAAGCCGTTAGCACAAACGGCTCTTGTTTTATTTGAACACGCACCATTTTCAAAAGCACCTGAATAAAGATCGCCAAAGTCAGAAGCATTACCTGTGGTTGCTGTTGTTACATAATCAATTGTCGTGTAAGGGCTAACGCTGCCACCCATCCATACTATTCTAGTAGAACTACAGCCTGCCCCCATTTGATATCTGTTTTGAAATAAATTACCGAAGTTACTTGCGTTTCCTGTTGAAGATATATTTACATATTCATTAGCGGCTGAAAACCCAGAAGGGTCTTGTCCTCCAAATACGGCTCTGACTCCATTTGATCCTGCTCCGCCCCATCCACGGTTTGATGAAGCAAAGTTTCCGAAATCAGACGCATTACCTGTTGAAGCAATGGTCACATAGGATATTTCGTTTGAGCCTTGCCCTCCCATTATCATACCTCTGGTGTCATTTGCCGTACCCGTCTTTCCAATATTTTCAGCATTTCCAGTGCTTTGAAATAAGTCACCAAAGTCTTGTGAATTACCGATTGTAGCAAACGTTATGTATTCAATTACATTAGTTCCGTAAGTAGTCCCAGTTCCACCAAATGTAAGACCCCTAGTAGTGTTTCCAAGCGCACCTTTTGAATAATTGGCCTCAAGTAAGTCTCCCCAATCAACTGCATTTCCTGTTGAGGCAATTTGAATATATTGAATAACATTACTCGTTGAGTTACCCGCACCAAAGAAAACGCCTTTGTCTGAGGAGTTACCTGCAGTGGGCCACACACCCGCTCTTGTGTATGTTTCGGCTTCTGCTAATGACCACACGCCACTGGCGGCACTGTTTTCATAATTCTCTGTCGGCTCTGTCGGATTATCAGTTATAATGTTTCCTAGATAACGCTTACTGGTCATTACTGAAGTCCTCCATGTCCTTGAGAAGTCGCTGAAGTTCTATTTATTGAATTTGTAAGATTGCCAAATGTAGATGTGTTGCTTGTTGACGCAATGGTTACATAATACACGGTTGAACCTGGAGAACTCTTTGAAGCATTCACTAAAGCACGAGTATTGTTGCTACAAGCACCCGCCTGTGAAATACCTTCAGTAACATCTCCAAAATCAACGGCATTTCCCGTTGAGGCAACCGTTACATAATCTATTGTATTTGTATAACTTCCGCCGCCCATAAACAACGCTCTTGTGGAGGATGATGCCGAAGCCGCCCCAAATCTCGCAACGGTTAAATCCCCAAAGTCTGTTGCGTTGGCAGTACTAGCTGTAGTAATATAATCAATTACATTTGTTGAAGAACCTCCTGAAAGTCCCATTGATATAACAGTTCTTGTTGGCGAAGATGAGGCTTTTGTATCTGAGCAAGTAGCAGTCATATCACCAAAATCAGTAGAGTTTCCTTGAGAAGAAAAGGTTATATAATCTATAATAGTTGTATCATATGTGCCGCCACCTCCATCGTCATTGCTTCCGCCTGCAAAAATACCCCTTGTACTATTTCCTCCACCACCTAAATAAGCTCTTACTCCCGCAACCAAAGAACCAAAGGATGTTGAATTTCCCGAAGTGCTATATTCAATGAACTCAGTCGTTGAACTTCTTGACCCACTAACATACCCAAGTGCACAAACGGCTCTTGTTGAGGAGCTATTTGAACCGTTTCCTTGTGATGTACTGCTCAAATCACCAAAATCCGTGGCATTGCCCAAAACATCCATATTAATAGTTTGTATTACATTTACTTCAGCAGAACCAGAAAACCCACCAAACCAAACGCCCTTTATAGGTTGTCCAGGCCAAGCACTAGCATTCTGATACTGCGTTGAGAGCGACCACACACCCTGATAATTTGGCATTATTGAAGTCCTCCGTGACTGTCTGAGCTTGCAGAATGTCCGTATATGCCTTGGGTAGCATCCCCCCAATCTGTAACATTACCAGTTGAGGCTATTGTTACTCTGTCGATTCTATTACTACGACCACCTGTTGTATTACCACCTATAAATGCAGCAGAGGTATTGTTACTTGCCGCAGCAATACCACCTTTTTCTGTTTCTGCAAAATCACCGAAATCTGTGCTGTTTCCAGTAGAGGCAATAGTAAAGTATACAATATCGTGGAAAGTCATTGCGCCACCGCCAATTAACCCCCTGACTGAACTTGAAGCTCCTGCGGCAGTTGACATTGCACCGTTTGACAAATCACCAAAATCTGTCGTGTTACCTGTTGAAGCAATGGTTACATATTGCAATTCGTTGCCTTGGTCACCACGAGTTATGCAACCCCTAGTCGGACTTGCAAATGACGCAGATACGTTTGTTACGCCTGCCGTATAATCACCAAAATCTGTTGTGTTCCCAGTAGATGCAATAGTACTGTAATGAATAGTGTTTGTGTTATCATTTGAAGAATTACGACCTAAAGTCCAAACTGCTCTAGTTGAATTTGAACAACCGCTACCACTCTTATGCCCTCCAGTAGATATGTCACCAAAGTCTGTTGCGTTTCCTGTACTTGCAATGGTTATATAATCAAGGGTATTATATTCAGTGCTGCTACCGTCATAACCCCCTTCCCAAATACCTCTTGTTGAACTAGATGCACATGATGGATAAAACCTTGCTTGAGTTAAATCGCCAAAATCTTGTGCATTTTCTCCGCCACTTGCCATATTAAAGTAAGCAATTTGATTTTGCGGAGAGGTTGTATATCCCCCTGCATAAAACGCCCTAGTGCTTAGTATGGGAGTAACACCTGTACTCGCATCACTAGGTGCAGAATAACCAAACGCATTTATTGCCCATACGTTAAAAGTGTAGGCAGTGCCGTTAGTCAGACCAGTAACAGTTAGGGGTGATGCTGAACCTGAAACACCTACCCCAGTATTTGACTGTGCCCTGAAACCAGTAATAGCGGACCCACCAACATCACTAGGCGCAGTGAAACTTACCGCTACTTGAGTATCGCCTGCTGTGCCGCTAACCTCAGTAGGGCTGTCTGGTGCATTTAGCCCATCTTGACCTATAAAGCCGCCTTTACCTTTAGACATATACGACTCCTATTAGTCGGTGATTTGCTCGTAGCTTACAATAACTTCTAAGTCGCTTGCAGTACCCGCAGTTGCAGTTATCGAAGTATTTTCTTCAAGATAAATTGCAGTATTTTTGTCCAACACAACTAAGGATGCATCCGCAGGAACAGATACGGTTGCAACAAGCGAGTACGCTGTGCCGCCGCCTGATGCCGCGCTATGCACATCTATGGTTATATCACAAGCATTTGTGCCATCTACGTTAGCAACTTGGATCATGTTTACTTTTAGAACATCATCACTTGATGCTGCGTTGCTTAAAAGTGTGGTTTGTGATGTTGAACCCAATGCAACCATTGCGGTTTTTCCAAGTATTGAACTTACATTTACAATGTTCGGTGCAGCCATATCTTAGCCTCCTTTAACCAAAAACAATAGCCATAGCTATGGCTTTACCCGTTCCAATTCCAGCACTGCCGAAAGAGACAGTACCACTACCATTTGTAACCAACGCCTGCCCATTTGACCCATCGGACGTAGGTAGGGTAAGAGCCGTTACAAAAGCCTGTAAGTTTGCGTCATAAGCCAACACGTTTGTGCCTATTGCAAGCCCTAAGTTCGATCTAGATGTTCCTGCATTCGCAACATCTGATAAATTGTTAGCTGCTAATAAAGCACCAGTAATAGGAACAGTGGCAAATGTTGATGTAAGGTCTACTACCGCTGCGCCAGAGCCTGCACCATCAGCATATATAATTGCAGATTTACCGTTTGTTACACTTACGTTAGCACCAGAACCTTGCGAAAAGGTGGCCGTCTGACCTGAGTTATTCTTTACAAGGTATAACCGTTTAGCGTCATTGGGAGCTATTGTAATTGTATTTGTGCCAGAAGGTGATCCCCCTAAAACAAGAACATGGTACTGACCATCCGATGCAGAACCATCTGAAGTGGTCAATGTATGCGTTGTCCCTGAAAGTGTAATGTCTCCAACACCTACAGAAAGCCTGTCAATGATATCAAAGTTTGTATTGGTTGACGTACCCCACGTTCCAGACTCATCACCTGTGGCAATCTTTTTGATACCGCCATTTGTTGTATAGGTTGCCATTTTTTTTCTACCTTTACGCTGCTATATCATCCCAAGAAGTACTTGGATTTGGTGTTTGTTCCGACCAAGAAGTTCCTGGATTCGGTGCTATATTACCCCAAGAAGTTTCGGGGTTAGGTGTAATTCCACTCCAAGTTGTGCTTGGATCTGGCGTTATACTACCCCAAGAAGTCCCTGAGTTTGGAATTATTCTACCCCAAATTATTGGAGTTGTCACCTCACCTGTGGCAGAAACTCCTATAAGTGAAACAGAAGCATTAATTTTTGCCGTTACTGTGCCTATAGAACCTGTAGCAGAAACCCCTACTACTGGAACTACTTGATTAATATTAACCGTCACTGATCCCACAGAACCCGTAGCCGCTATGCCCGTAGGAGAAGTAATTGCATTAGCATTTACTGTTACATTCCCTATTCCGCCTGTAGCACTTAGCCCAGTGAGGGGAACAACCACATTAGCGGATGCGGTAGATGTTCCAACTTCGCCCGTTGCTGCTAAACCCGTGACAAGAACAAAAGCATTCCCCCCAGGAGAAAGGCTTCCTACAAAGCCTTGAGCAACTAATGATCCTACGGATACACTTATTTTTGGGATAACACTTACTGAGCCTAAAGAACCCGTTGCGGCTATACCTGTGACGGAAACTGATGAATTAGCGTTTACACTTACTGAGCCTAAAGAACCCGTTGCGGCTACACCTGTGACGGAAACTGATACTGAAACCTCAGTACTACCGCCATCATCCGCTAACGGTGCACTAGCGAGTGGTGTAAAACCTAACATTTATTATGACTTCCAATAAGCGCGGCCTGTGGCAATAACAGAGTTTACTCTAGTCAAATCTTTACTAGCGTCTGTATATTTGCTGTCTACAAGTTCTTCTTCAATATGCATAATAAGGTTGCCAACAGTCATTTTCTTGTCTGAGTCAGAAGCATCAGACATTTTCATACCGCCTATAATGTTTTCAATGATATCGCATGTATGCAATAGCCTTATATAGTCTCTCTCTAATTCATTTACAGCCATATTATGTTCCTTCTAATTCAGCCACTCGCGCTGTCAGCGCATCTACTTTAGCCGACAGTTCCTGTACGGCCTTCACTAAGATTGGATATGAACGTATATAGTCAGCCTCAAGTCTTGATGGGTCTTCAAAGCTTACTAATCTTGTTCGAGTATGTGAGGCATGTTCTATTTCTACCTCATACAGATCTTGAGCAATAAAACCCATATCAGGTTTTGCTCCATAAGAGCCGTCGCGTCTATTCCAAGTAAATTCAACAGGCCGCATATCGTTAATAAAATTGAGACCATAGCTCAAATCTTGAACAGCTGTCTTATCGCGTTCATCTGATAAACTGGATATTGTCTGTACGTTACATCGCAACGTAGTAATATCAGAGTTACCCAAAGTGACCTGATTATCAGCGGTTGAGGAGGTGCAACACGCTTCTGCACCTATGGCAGTATTGTTATACCCCGTAGTGGTATTAATAGTGTTAGATCCGTTGTAATATCCCGCTTGATCTCCAATAAACGTATTGCCATCCGCACTTGAAACGCTTCTACCCGCGCTGCGACCCAGTAAAACATTATTGTCACCGCTATTGATAGAATTACCCGAATAGTAACCCACAGCGGTATTGTTTGCGCCCCCATTTAGGTAATATAGTGAATTTTGTCCCAACGCAATATTACGATCACCGTTGCCCCCTCCGTATCCCGCGCGGTTGCCTAAGAAAATGCAATTATCACCTCCGTCCTGATCATATCCCGCCTGATAGCCAATAAAAATATTATAATAATTTGATGTACTCGCACTATTTCCTGCCTGAGTTCCGATAGCTATACAATCACCATATGATGCCCTTGCCTGACTACCGATGGATACACAATTAAATGCGGTATTATAATAGGTAGAGGCATAGTAACCCAAACAAGTATTATAATCCCCCGAACTGGTCCAATAATGGGCATATTCACCCACCGCGACGTTGCCTGAGTTGCCGCTACCCGTGGCATTTCCTGTCATGGCACTATAGCCGATAGCTACGTTTTGTGAACCATCAATGTCGTTTCCTGCGTTATAGCCCATAACAATATTTCGGCTACTATCTATCTCTCTTCCTGCGTAATTCCCAACAATAACATTATAATCTTGGCTAATGTTTGCTGAATGTGTTAATGAATCATTACCTATGACAATGTTGGCTACAGCACTAGAGGTTATGTTTGGGAAGCTTTCACCTATTACAATGTTTTTAGAAGCAAGTGTAGCACCAGTATAAGGATCATCAGGCCAAGTACTTTGCCAAGTCATAACGTCATTTGAAGCAGCCGTAATAAACACAACCGCGCTGCCAGATAAGTTTAGCAAAGAACCAGTGGAGCTTTCCGTCAGCGTTCTAGATAACGTAGTACCACTAGCGGTATATGTGCCAGTGCCAATTTCAAACGCATCGCCATCTAATATCGTGTAGCGCACAACATCCGCATCAGCTATCCCACCATCAGCAAAAGTTTGAAAGCCCGTTTCCGCAGAACCAAGCGTTATCGTACCAGTACCAGTGGTGCTTGTGGCAACCTTTACTCTATTGGCTAATACAACCATATTTAAGCAATTCTAATAATCGCACTAGAAGCATCTGCTGTGGGAAACACAATTTGAAAATCACCTGATGTAGATGTTTTATCACCACCAAAATCCAAGACAACAACTGAGTTTGCCGTGTTAGATCCACCCCCTGTTTGAGTATTATATATCAACGCACCACGAGCAGTAATAGTTGCAGATGTAAATGTTTTATCTGAAAAATCTGTGAAAGCTGTAGTACCAGAGGAAGTTGGGGTAACATTCGTCAATGAGTTTGTTGAGGTGGCACCAGAAGGTCCACCTGTTGTGTAAGTACCAGAGGTGGCAACTTCGTTATTGCCTGTACCAAAAATAGCAGTGGCGGTAGCCGCAGTAAAGGTGGCACTGTTTGTATATAAAGCAATACAAAAAGTGTCTTGCCCATTAGTAAAATCGTGCTTTCCCTCCAAAAGTTCTTCTTTGAATGAAGTACACATAAAGTTTCCAGAAAAGGCCATATTAAAGTCTCCTTATAAGTTCAGCCAGTTGGGGATGACCTGCATCAACAAGCGCATTATACACTGTTGTTCGGTCACTACGAATAGCTTGTCTTAAATAATATTCAACAAGCTTTTCAACGTGCTTTGAGAAAGCACGAGCTTGGTCTCGTATACCAGGATGAGCCTGATCCGAAACCGAAATTACTTTTTCAACGCATTGCTGCGCTAATTCTTCTGGTGTAAATCCACGATTATCCGTAGTTCTTACGCCTACAACTTCTTTATTCTGTGGTACACTTACATCTATTTTAAACATTATTGTTTTGCCCTAATTACTTTCCCTGTTCGATATTCATCTGTAGTTTCTTTTGCCTCTCCAAGCATCTTTAAACCAGTTAAAGATTCTGTAAACCTTTTATCGTAATATGTCATCATATCTTGTTCGCCTTTCATAAAAATGTAAGCCTCAACAAGCGCCCCATAAAGAAGTGATAATTCAGCATTTTGACTTAACCAAGTTGTTCCACTACCCGATCCCGCAGTTAAACTTGCAGGGCGGTAAAAATAATGAAGCTCTGCGGTGAATGTGGTATTTGGCGTGGGCGCTAATATAAAGTTATCAACATCAAAAACAGCATAATATCTTGGAGATCCCGTAGTCGTAGCGTCTGGAGTATATGTCTGCACAAAGCTAGGATCTTTAAAATCTATAAAGAATTTATCCCCATCTGTTCCCGCAAGGCTAAGAGAAAACGGAGACAAAAAATCACTTGGACAAGCTAAAAATTTATTACTTGCCGTAGAAGATGCTGTAACATTTTTACGAAAAAGGCTAAGTTGTACGCTTTTTAATATTCTTTCTTCAGCTTGTCTTATGAATAAAGAAAGATTGTTTACGAAAGTTGTTTCATCATTTTCCGTATAATCTTGAATAGCTGTTTTAAGTTGATCGTATGTAAAGCTCATGTCATCACACTATTGTTATGTTTCCTACCATAGCACTATGATTAGTACATTGATAGACTAAGGAGGTATCACTTGGTTCATGTGGTACAATAAATTGTGTCAACCCTGTAGTTGAATTGAAGTTATCTGTTACACCCGTGGTAAAAGCAGATCCACCATTAGATGTTCTAATTTGCAAGGGATGGCTTCCTACGTTAGCCGTGTTATCTATAAGATAAGTATGTCCTTTGTAGAAAGTAAAGTTTGGATTATCTCCAGACGTAGCGCCAGGGCCAGTAAAGGTGTAAGCAGATGATCCGTTTGTACCTGTGGTGTACTTAGTTACAGGGCCAGTCGTTTCATCATTTAATCTAATCCATGCCCCACCGTGCGCGAAATACAGACCCCCTGTCGCATGCACATGTGCCACAGCGCCGTGGTATGTCGATGCACTTGGTAAATCACCTAAAGCGGCGTAGTAAAATACGATTTTGTTTGCACCAGAACTAACATCAAGAAGACCTGCGCTGTCTATTATATCAGTAAGAACATTAGAACTATTACCTAATGCAGCATAAATCTCATTAAAGTTATCGTTGATTTTATCTGCGCCTGCACGAAGAGTATCACCTGTTCCATCATTTGCAGATGAACCAATACCTACTGTTTGTTTTGCCATGTTCTATCCCTCATCAAATGTTTGTGAAGTTGAATCTAAAGTAGCTGACGTACTATCAAAAGTCGCTGCATCATCTATAATAGTAACGCTACCTACTGTTCCAATTGCGGTGATTCCTGTAACGAAATCTTCGGAATCTTCGGGATTTACAACCACTACGCCAACTTGACCTAATGCCACTAAGTTATTAGCAGGCGTAATTCCAGGTATGTCCCTAAAACCAACAGGATTATACCCGTGTTGGATAGCCCTCTGTTCTGACAACCCTGTCTCTGGTCTGGGGCCGCGTAAAGCTTGTGGATCTGGAAACGCTCTTGGTGGAAACAACTGTGGATGTTTAGTCTCAAACTCATCAGGACCGACCTTTGCGCCAGTCCATTCTGTCTTCATCTCACGAAGACGGTAACGGCGACCTGACCGATCCGATATACCATAAGCATGTTTACCACTAGCGTAGGACATTACACCCTCAGATAACTCAAACTAGGCTGCAACTTCAAAGGTGTTCGACCTTGATCCTCGTCCGCTGCACGTTGGAACTCTTCTTCATAAACTGACTTCAACATTTGAATACGATCTGGTGCTCGTTTCATAGCCATGTAGTAGGCTAACCCCGCCACCATACAAGGATAAAAACGAAAAGGCATATCAGTAGTATTAACCAAAGCATCCGCATCCTCAATTCTACGAACATAATAATAACGAACTTGATCTGTGGAGTTTTCAGGAGTGGACCACAAATACATTACAGGAGTAATCTGCCTGTCCAAATAATATTGACTAGGTCTGCCCTGCGTAGTTTTATTTGGGACTG